CTCCTTGAGGTGATGAAATTGCTTGAGGAATGTCGCCCGACTCGCTGTTGTTGACATCGGATAGATGTGCTTGACAATGGGTGCGACGCCGACAAGACAATCCCACGGCAACTGTATTTCGTGCAGGTCGCGGTGCTCGGCTGCGAGTAGCCGCAGGTCGGCGTCTTTAACGCTTGCCGGCAGGTCTTCCGGCAGCTTGTACCGCCAGGCAAGAGCTTCCCAGAGTCCGCGCTCGACGTCGGCATACGCGGGCAACGCGGCCTTGAGCGGGCCAACCATGTCACCGCAATACGCTTCGGTTGCGTCGTGCATGAGGCCAACGAGCGCGTCTTCAGCGGGTACGTTTAAGGCGACCAACAGACTGTGCTGGGCGACGCTGTAAAATTCTTTGACGTGGCCATTAAATCGGCATAGGTGAGCAAGTGCGTGAGCGATATCGTTTATATCCAACGCGAAGGGATCAGGATTCATGATGTCGACATACTTTCCGCTATGCGTCTGAATTATTGCCGACATTGGTACTCCCTCTTGAGTATTAGCTTGAATTTTTCGGGATCGATTATCCAGCGACCACCGGTGCCGCCGAGTTGCCAGCCCGCGTTGGTCTGCCTGAGCTTTGCGATTACCGTCGGTCTTGACATCGGTATGCCGGCGAACGCGCACACCGCTATGGCTTCGCTGACCGACCACTGTTCTTGTTGGACTCGCCACGTCGGGCATTCATGTGGCCGTGCTGTTACGCCGCCGTCAAGCGTCCGCCAGCCCGCGCATATTATCGAGTTGAGCACGGCCTGCGTCGGCAGTCTGCATGTATTGCATATTCTTTCGGCCGGTTTTGACATAGTTTATAAAATGTAATGCTGTCTATATTGGTCAATTCCAATTCCGTGCATTCCTGAACGCGCCGTTTATTAAACGGAACAGCGTATCACGGTTCCTTCGCATCGACACGATTGGTTACGTGCTTCGACAGCATTGCTCTTGATCGACGTTTAAGGGCTGTCGCTAAGAACTAAGAGACCGGCCCGCGCCGGATTACTCCTTGATCTGCTTGACGACGAGTTTGACCTCACCGCCGAGATCACTGGCGATAAGTTCTTCCTTCAGCTCTTTCGTTATCGCTTTCGCTGCCTTCGCATCGGCTGCGTTGAACGTAGCCTTGACTGAGAACATCACCGTTGTTTTTGCCATCGTATTCGTCCTCCTTTCGCTGAGATAAAACTACTTGTCGACGGTCTGGTAGGGACTTTCGACTTTGCCCTAAAATACAGGTTATGGATTGGCCCGTACTAAGGCAGACACCGCCAGTTCCCGTCGACAAGACCTTTGACTATCTGCTGCGACCACCACGGCCTGCGGCGGGCTTCTCGGCTGCTGCGGCAGCGGGTGCGGCCTTTGCGGCCCTTGCGAGTTCGTCTTTCTTCGACCGGCAGGCTTTCCACACTACGTCGTCGCAGTCACGGCAGGCAGCCAGCTGGTTTTCGTCGGCTCCGAATACGCCGGGCTTGCCGTCTTCGCGCTTGCCCGGACAGACTTCATCCTGGTCGGGGTCGATGGGATGCCGCTTGCCGGCTGCGCTCTCGGCGTCGGGATCGTTCTTGTGGATCGTGTCGTCCGCTGCGGCTGCGCGTCCACGTCCGGCTCCGCGACCCGCCGGTGCTGCACTCCGGCCTTCGGGCTGACGCTCTCGCTCGCCTCGGCCCTCGGTACCGCGCCCACGCTCGGCTCCACGTTCAGCCGCTGCCTATTCGCCGCCTGCGTCGGGCTCACCGTCAATGCCCAAGAATACCTTTTCCAGCTGATCATAGGCCAGCACTTGCAGACAGGCGTCGAGATCAACGGCGGCCTTGAGGTCGGCGTCGCCCAGCGGCTTGCGCTTGACAAAGTCAATACGGTCTGCCTCGAAGAACTTGTTGCGATTGAACACGCGCTCTTCGAAGCGAATGCTGACCGTGTACCCGTTGTCGGGATCGGCGTAGTCGTAGTACTCTTCGCGCTCGCGCTGCTCGTGTTCGAGCTGCTTGGTGAACAGCGAATAGCTGACGTCCCAGATCATGAGAGGTGCCTTGCTGTCGGCCGCGTCGAAGATATTGTAGAGCACGCGCTCCTTCGCCTTGAGCGCCTTCGCATCGTCGATCTCCTGCTTGCTCTTGGCCGCCTTCGCCATGACAACCTGGGCCTCGCAGATCGGACACTTCTTGCCGAACGTAGTCGGACAAATATAGGACTTCTGCTCGGCACCGATGTCGCGGTGCATCTTGTACGAGCACGCGTCCACCAGATCGCCTACGCGTCTGCGGCCCGCCCGGACGTCGGCGTTGAGCGCGTTACTGATTGTGTACGGTATGAAGTCGAACTCCTGCCGCTTGCCCTCGTTGACGAAAAACTTGACGCCCTCCGGCAAGTTGATACTGAATCCGCCGCCACCATGCGTCGTTTCCTCGGCCCGCTTACGGGCTGCCTCCCTCATTGATTCGCGTGCCGCTCCAGCTCCTGCATCCCTGCTCATATTTGCTTCCTCCTTTTTAATTTGTTCTCTGTCTGCATACATGTCTTCGTATACCGGCATCCCGGTCACGTCTTCGCATAAGCCTTTGTCGAATGAGTTTGGCGATTGCTCGAATTCTTCTCTACTGGTTTCAAATACAGAGTCGCTTTCCGGATGATAGACGAGCATTCGCATAATTTAATTGGACTCGCCGAGCCATTTTAAAGTACCTGATCTATTTCCATGTATATCCGATTGAACATTCTCTTCCGTTATAACAAATTTCTTATTATTAGTCATAGCGCGGAAAAATGGACTATCTGTTTCTTTTATTAATTCTAACGCAGCGTCTTGTGGAGTAACGCGTTTATCGCGTACCTCCTTTAAAATACCGAGTAATCTTGCGGTGCCTTTTATGATTTGATTACTGTCCATATTGAATTGGTGGAGCTGGCGGGAATTGAACCCGCGTCCGAAAGTATTCAACTACCAGAAGATACACGCTTGCCAATTAACCCGTGGCCGGGATACTACAGCAGACTCAGGCTTCATGATCGTCCACGAATTGCGCCATTCGAGTTTCCTCGACAGGATTCACCTGAATTACTCCGTTATGCCTTTAACGGATCTGCTTACACCGCCTCCACCATCAACGTCATAATCTCAGGGTACGTTGACTATCCTGAGATACAACGGCTACTAACTTAGGCAGCCATTGCGAGCGCGGGCCGGACAAGACAAAACCGGGCGTCGCGCTTTGCGAAAATGCTTACGACTTTATCATTCGTTTTGGCATTTACGTTTGTCTCGCCTTTTACGTGCCTGCGAGTACACGGCGTGCTTCCAATAATCTCCTACCCTCGTCGAAACCTGTCAGCCCCGTTTATTACCGTGTTTGAGTTAAAGTGCAGAAGGCAGTATTACCTTCCATTTTGATTCGAATTTGAAATCGGTTAACGTAAACTTGTCTGCGATTTTAACAGGCATTCCGAGCAGAGTCGAAACGTCAACCGCCTTCGGTTTATATACCCATTGCTGTTCGGTAGCTGTTGTTAGCACGCACGCAGCCGTTGAATCTAATAAGAACGACTTTCGGTCTAATCCCCGGTTTTCGATGACCTCCAAAGCGGCGTCTTCGACCTGTATTATACCGGCTCGAACGCCGCGCAATATTTGGATGAGCCTGGCGTCTGTGCGCAGTCTATTCTCGGGCTCGATTTCTGGCAAGCCGAGCTCAACCGATGTTTGGTCAGCAAGTCTTGCCAGAAATTCTTTGCTAATCCATGATTCGAGAGCAGACTTTGTCGGGTTGCGCACAACTACCGCGTCCTTCCCGTGCGCTCGGCCGTCTTGTCGCGCGCCTGACTGCGACCCTGTGTTTCAGCTTGTTGGATAAACTCTTTCCCTATCTCATACGGTACCTGTGGCCCGGCGAAATACTGCTGGCCATGCAGCCGCACGAGATTTTCGAGAGCGTCTTTGCGCTGATCGAATGCGCGGACTGCTGCCTGCAATATATCGGCTTCATGTTTAAGACCGAGCAACTTGTCAGCCTTTTGTTTATACTCACTGTCGGTGAGCACCTCGGAATTAATGACACCCTCCGTAGGCTTTTTCTCATCACCAGCATGACGTGCACGGGCGCGCTTGTCCGCCTCAGCGCGTTCAACATCGGCGGATTGTTCGGCGCGTGACAACTCATCGCGCTTGTCGGCAAGCATCAAGCTATATTTCATGAACAATCTCGGCTGTTCATTCCACTCGCTATGCAACGCAAGCATGTTTATTTTTAAATCATTGTCGTAATCGAACTTGTCTGCCATCACTTCACCTCCGGGTGAATGTCGTCGAACAGCACGGGAACGGCGGCGCGGAAACCGGCGAGCATGTCGGCAGCCAAAGCGACCATCTGCGGATGACTCTTTGGCGAAGCGCGCAGCGTGAAGAAATGCCTAAATTCGCGTATGTTCGCCGTCATGACAATTTCGGTCTTGAGGCTGTTCGGCAGCACGGCCCGCGCTTCTTGTGGGGACTGGCCGAGTTCGAGAAGTTTGAAATATCGGCTCTCTGTTTCTCGCATCGCATATTCCCATACATCAAATGCGTTGAGTTTTTCTGATGTTATTTCTTTTGCAGGATTGTTTAGGTCATAAAACCACACCGGCAGGATAACAGTGATCTCGCTGCCGAACTTGTCGCCCGCATAATTGCAATACCGCGTGCTCTCCTGACTGTAGGCGGCCAGCCGATGCCTGACAATCTCATGGGTGACGCCACGGTCGGTGACGATGCGCACGGTAATGTTATGGTGCTCGATGACGCTATGGTGACCACTCTTGACGCATCCGGCGACAAACTTGCGCGCAGACTCGGGCGTGATCTTGTCCTCGCTCTTGTAGCACGTGCGGCCAGCGCGCTCGATCTTCGCCAGAATGGCTTCGCCGTCTACCGGCTCTTCAAAACCCCAGCTTTGCTTGACAATCTTCATTTCTGTCCTCCGATAAATCCGTATTCCCTGAGCCGGGTCTCGACGGCCGCAATGAGGCCGGGTACGCCGGTCTCGCAACGGACAATGCAATCGCAGTCGATGGTGTCAACGAGTCTCTCGCTTTCGTGCTCGTTTGCCTCGGCATGGGCTCCGCGATACGGGCTGCCGTCAGCGTTGATGCGCTCCAGCTTAACGAGCAGTCCGCCGCCGAGATAAGCGCTGACCAGTTTCGCCTCGTTCGGGAAGCGAATGTCGTGGACAACAACCGACTTACCGGCTGCCATCAGCTCGTGCACATTCTTAGCTGTCCGCTGCGCCCAGAAGTCGGGATGTATCTGCTTGCGGAAGACTTCGGTGCCGACCTTCTGCATGAGTTCGCGGCTGCGCTCTGTCTTCTCAACATAGCACTCTTCGTGCGTGCACAGGCCGGCCTGAATTAACATGATTTTTAATCCGTCAGCAAATGCAATTTTTATGTACCCATAGTTATCGACCAAATGGTCGGCGATTGTGGTTTTTCCTGAATACGCACATCCAACTAATCCAATGATCTTAGACATATTTGCAACTCCTTTTCAGTTAACACAATAAATAACATATTATTACGCAAACAAAAACGCGCAGCCGCTTTGAATTTTGCTTGATTGAGTTTTATAGCGACGTCTCGACTTGGTTTTATCTCTATTATTCGGGTACCTTCTGTTTTATGCTCTACTTGAAAATCAGGCAGATAATTCTTTTTAAATCCGTTGAACCGATAAGGAATGAATATTTTACACCGATCAAAAGATAGAACATTGGCATCCTTATCAAATAGTTTGCATGCATTTAGTTCATGTGAACTCTCATGCCGAATATGTTTATTGCTTTTCTTAGATAAATAAACACCTCTGTGACCATACCCCATTGTCGGATTGTTTTTGATGTATTCAATTCGTGCGATGCTTAAATGCTCTCTCATTTCTTTAGACAGTTTGCGTCCTTTATTTGCTTTACTTATTTTATCGGCACTGTTCGCAATACGCTCATCGTCCGCTTTTGTCTTCCCTTTATTCCATATGGATGTACTTTTATATCGCAGCAACTGAGATGTTCGCATTTTGCGCCGGGTTGTTTTGCTCGCCTTAATTCCCGTTTTGACCTCGGAAAGTGATACCGCATATTTCGCAACGCGCGCGTCTTGCTTCTTGGTCAATCCTTTATTCCAAGGTATGTTTCCAAGTAATGATTGTGCTATCTTTTCCCGATGCGCTTTCGATATTATCCTTCCTTTCTCCGCCTTGGAAATAGCCAGAGCGTTGTTCTTGACCCGTTCATCTGTTTCTTTTGTCAGGCCTCTGTTCCATCCGCCCAAAATAAAACCTCTTACTTATTATACGCTTGCCGCCTGCGTTCCGTGAGGCCGGGCTTAAATTATTTTGCCTGCGCCGCCATGTAGGCTTGATAGGTGATTGCGCTTCTCCCGTTGCGATCAAGTGGATCGCGAAAGCTATCGTATATCAGCCAGGCGCGTGCGTTGTCTTCCTTGAGAAGTATTGCGTTACAGTAGCCGAGGATAGCTTGTCGAGTATTTTCCGCATCGAATTCTCCCATATTTTTGATAATAGCGGCCACGTTCACCCACTTCTCGCCTTTAATGAGTGCTCGGCACAAAGCTATTGCTTCCACCTGTTCATCGGATACACGCTTCGCAACCGCAACGGCCTGATCGGCTGGCAAGTCGATAACCGAGTCAAGCAATACGAGCGCGTTACGTGCGCTGCCATCACAATTATCGACAACCGCCTGAATGACCTTTTCGTCCAGTGTCACCTTTTCAGCGGCGAGTACTTTAGTGACAAGAGTTTCTACTTGCTTACGGCCGAGCGCCTCGACCTTAAAAATATGGCAGCGGTCAAGCAATGTCTTTTTCATCTTCTGCGGGTCAGTAGTTGCGAAGAAAAGAAATACGTGGGCGGGCGGCTCCTCAACTATTTTAAGCAAGGCTTCCTGTGCGTCCCCGGTTAGCTTATGCGCTTCATCCATAAGCCAGGCCTTGCGTGAGCCGCGAAGCGGCCTGAGTCGAGATTGCGCAATCATTTCGCGGGCGCTATCTATACCCCGATAACTTGCGCTGTTCTGTTCGTTGAAATCTTCACAGTCGAGCATGGCGGCAGTAATGCGCGCCATTGTAGTTTTACCACATCCCTTTGGCCCGACGAACGCAAAGCAGTGCGGCTGCATTTCAGACTTGCGGGCGAG